ATGCGAGTAACCCTACAAGTCCTAAGTGTTGGTCAGCAGATACTAGTGCACCTGCACCAGAGGTGAAGCAAGAAGATCGTCAAGCCCACCGTTGTATGGATTGCCCCCAAAATATTAAGGGGTCAGGGTCAGGTACGTCACGTGCATGTCGTTTTGCACAACGGTTAGCCGTTGTGATAGAGAACGACTTTACAAAAGTATACCAACTGCAATTACCGGCAACATCGTTGTTTGGTAAAGCGAAGGAAGGCAAGATGCCTATGCAAGCCTACGCGCAGTACCTAAGTTCGCATAACACCCCTGCGCTATCCGTGATTACCGAATGCGCGTTTGATCGGGGGAGTGCGGTACCCAAGTTGTTCTTCAAGGCAGTACGTCCCCTTGGGGAAGAAGAAGTGAGTCTTGCGGCTTCAATGGCTGATAGCCAAGAAGCTAAAGAGGCTATATCAATGTCAACGCCCTCAAGGGGGTCAATCTTTGCGAAAGTGGACGGATTTGTCTACGCCGCAAATGCAAACCAAGGAGACTTTTATGTCTGAGCGATATGTAGTTAAAAAAATAACCGCCATGTACCCTAAACTGGATAAGACGTACAGATACGATAGCACGGAACAACGCTCCGTATCGTGTGGACCAACGGATGATGGTGCTGAGTATTCGGTAAACTTCATCATGGACGATGCAACAGCCAAGGCGTTGTGGTCATACATGAAAACAACTTATGCCGAGGAAAAGAAAAAGACTTGGCCCAGCATTAAAAACCCGTTCAAGAAAACAGATGATGGGATGTGGTCCCACAAGGCTAGTTTGAAGGGCGCATACAACGGCGATAAGACTAGGAAGCCGCCGCAGTTTGATGCAAAGACTAATGAACTGCCTGATGGTTTCCAATTGACAAGCGGTAGTATCGTGAATGTAGCAGTCAAGGGTATTCCTTACAGCGGTTCGATGGGTGCAGGTTGCTCCCTAAGATTGCAAGCAGTGCAGGTTCTTAAACTTGCAGAGCGTAAGCAATCGAATCCCTTTGGTGCCGAAGACGGATACAATTCTAAGGAGGATAACCCGTTTACAGCAGTGGTTGAAGACGATGAGCCAACTACCCCTGTTGTTAAAGAGCCTGTTGAGAAACCTATTAAGGAACCTACAAAGGTTGTTAAGAAGGCTGCATCCGCACTGCCAACGGATGACAGTGATTTGAGTTCGATTATTGATGACTGGGATGATGAAGACTAAGGAAATTGTCAAAGTAATCGAACTACGTCACGGTGAGGAAATATGCCCTCACCGTGGCGGTTATGGGTGGACCAATGGAGACAAAAACATTTTTGTCGAAGGCGCTAAGTAGTGGCGGCTACTACTGTGTGTTTTCGGCGCGATCAAGTGATGAACGCAAAGCACAGAAGTTCTACGACACAATAGATGCCGTTGTCGATGCCGCCCACAATTATGATAAAGAAGGATACGATGTCTATTACGGCCTAGCCACGTTTGATAAGGCAGGTTCACGTAAAGTCGATAACGTAAAGAGATTAAGCGCGTTCTTCCTCGATCTGGACTGTGGTCCAAGCAAAGAATTTTTAACTCAAGAACAGGCTATACAGGCGTTAAGGCGTTTCTGTAAGCGCAACAAACTACCGAAACCAACGATGGTCAATTCGGGGAGAGGCATCCATGTTTACTGGTTCCTATCAGAGTCGGTGTGCTTAGATGATTGGTTGCCTGTAGCGGAACGGCTTAAAAGGTTATGTGCACAGCAAGATTTTTACGCTGATCCCGCAGTAACCTCAGATGCGGCACGTGTGTTGAGAGTTCCTCACACACATAACTATAAGACCACCCCCCCATCAGACGTAGGATTTTTTGGCCTTACCGCCAAGTTCGAGACGGTAGACTTTGATACGTTTTCAGAGTTGCTTGGGTCTGAGTCGATACCAGTTCCTACGAAAAACACACCAAGGGAACTAAGCACGACTATGCAAAACCTGATGGGTAATCAGGAAAACAAGTTTAAAGATATACTTATTAAGACCCAGAAGGGTGAAGGATGTGAACAGCTTAAATACATAGTCCGAAATCAAGAGACTATGAGCGAACCATTGTGGAGGGCAGGGCTATCTATTGCTAAGTTCTGCACCGATGGGGAGAGAGCAATACACCTCATGTCCAAAGGACATCCTGACTACACACCAGACGATACGAAACGTAAGGTGGAGCAAATAAAAGGGCCTTATACATGCGTACGCTTTGACGAATACAACCCCGACATCTGTAGAGATTGCCCCCAATGGGGCATCATAAAGTCTCCTATCGTGTTGGGTAAGAAGTTACGTGAGGCTGAGATTGATGACGAGGGAAACTATGTAGCGGAAAGCATCGAAGAAGACGAGCCGACCTACGTTATACCCAAGTACCCACCGCCCTATGTGCGTGGGTCAAACGGTGGTGTGTATATACGTACCGCCAACGAAGACGGCGATATAGACGAGAAGCGTATATACCATAACGACTTATACGTAGTTAAGCGGATCAGAGACCCCGAGATGGGCGAGTCACTGGTTATGCGTCTGCACCTTCCTCGAGATGGGGTGCAAGAGTTCTCATTGCCGATGAGTTCAGTCACGTCTAGTGAAGAGTTTAGAAAGAAACTTTCATCCCAAGGCGTAGCGGTTAAAAAGATGGATGAATTGATGTCATACACACTAAGTTGGGTGGACGAACTACAAGCCACCAGTACAGCAGACGATGCTCACGTTCAGTTTGGGTGGGTTAACGACAAGATGGATACGTTTATTCTAGGCAACCAGAAGGTCAAACCTGACTGCATAGAATTTAACCCCCCTGCCAATCAGACGGTAGGGTTTTTCCCACACTTTGAACCCAAGGGTACATACGAAGTGTGGCGTGAGAACTTGGGACTATGGAACGATGATAAGTTTCTACTACAACAATTCGCGCTTGGTATGGGTTTCGGTAGTCCACTAATGGAATTGCTCAACGAAAGTTGCGGTGCAGTAGCGTTCATTAACAACGAATCAGGCACAGGCAAAACCATGATGATGTACGCCACAGCAGGTATTTGGGGCAACCCAAAGAGACTTGTTTTGGATAAAGCCGATAGCGTTGCGTTTAAGATGAACCGTGCCGAGGTTATGCACAGTCTCCCAACGGGTATTGACGAAATTACCAATTTAACACCTCGGCAAATGTCCGACCTTATATATCAAGGTACGTCCGGTAGGCAGCGAGGACGTATGACTGCTAGTGCGAACGTGGAGCGGCACCAAGGTAGGGAGTGGGGTTTGTTGATGCAGTACACGGCGAACGCTTCCGTTATTGAGACAGTCAGTCGTGGTAAGGCTATGCCGAAAGCGGAAGCACAGCGCATACTTGAGTGTCGGGTGGATCGTATATTCGACAAGGTGAAAGACAAAGAACTGCAAGATACGTTTAAGAGTAACGTCTTTGGGAACTACGGACATGCAGGCCCCCCCTACATACAGTGGGTAATGAAGAATTTAGAAGAGGCAAGAGCGATAGTAAAGAAGGTACAGAGGCGGGTGGATGAAAAGGCACAGCTAACATCTGAAAATCGTTACTGGTCGGACACACTTACTGCGACAATATCAGGGTTGATAATCTCAAAGAAGGTTGGGCTTCACGACTTTGATGTATCGAAAGTGTTTAACTGGGCGTGTACCGATCTTATAGCGCAAAACAAACGAGGGCTATCTGAAATGGGTGGCTCAGTACAGGATATTATGGGCGACTTTTTTGCAGAAAACATAAGTTATATTCTGCAAATCAAAAGCACCGCAGACAACCGTGGAACACATGGTAACGGGCTTGATGAACATGTTATCCCCGAACAGGTAGCGCGGGGCAAATTAGTAGCCCGATACGAAACTGACACCAAACTATTTTACGTCAAACCAAAACCCCTTAAAGAATGGTGTGGTGAGTTACAGATTAACTACGCGCATCTGAAAAGCGAAATCTTTGCTAAATGCGAGGGTAGAAGTAAGAAAGTGCGGATAACGAAAGGCACTCTTTTGGAATTGGGTTCCACTGATGTGATTATAATGAAGTTCGATACGGGTTCTGGTGATGAAGGTATTGAAGACGTATGATCTATCGCCAGATGGCGTGATGATAGAAGTTAGGTGGGAGAACATGGCTATCGGCTCTTCCATCTTTGTACCCTGCATAAATACCGACGAGGCAATAAAGCAGGTAAACAAGATATTCTGTGATAGACACTGGGAACTAGAGCACCGACTACGTATTGAAGGCGGAAATTTAGGGGTACGCTTCTGGCGCACAGTGTGATTAAGTCTTTAACTTTTTTATCTGGAGGACCGAATGGGACGAGTGAGCGACTGGTACATCGAGCTTGAGGAACGCGGCTTAATATTGGTTGACGAGGTTATGGAGCCGAATCTCCCTGAATCCGAACCCGAAGAGGAAGAAGAATGAATAAGACACAAGAATACAACGAGTTGATGCAGAGCAATTTAATGCAAGCGTACTCTAGCCACCCACGTAATAGGACGAGGGGCCACTTCAAAACAGAAGAAGAGGGCGAAGCGTTATGCGAACGAGCGCGTAGCAGCATAGAGGCTATACAGAGTTTTGTCAGGAGGAAGAAATGAAGCTCGCGTATAAGTTGTGGACAAAGAAACATACAGACCAACTACGAAAGCTACGTGCGACAGGACTTACGTTCAACCAGATAGGTGTAATGCTGGAGAGGTCTAAGAACAGCGTGATTGGCAAAGCGCATAGGCTCGGAATATTCTCCCAACCTGAATTTGAACCGGAACCGGAACCTGAACCGGAACCTGAACCGGAACCTGAACCGGAACCTGAAGCTGTAAAAACGAGCGTTTATGTAAAGCCGGTGGTGCGGGTAGCTAAGCCCGCAATCGCAGCCCGACACGTAGGCTTAGCAGAATTGGAGCGGGATGAGTGCCGCTACCCCGTGGGTAAAGATGTAAGCGTGCCTGGTGCACATTTGTTTTGCGGTACGCCTACACGCGATAAATCTTCATACTGTAAGACGCACCACAATATTGTGTGGCAGCAAATGCCAACGCGGGTAAGAGACCGGGGGTATCGACTATGAAAAATTACGGGACGCTATACGAGACTAACGTACTTCTAAGTGTGGCGTCGTACTTGCTACAAGCCGCCGGAATGTGGCTTTTCGCGTTGGCGGTTGGTGTTTTTGTAACTGTGCGACCAAGCGATTGGACGTTTGGTCTTATCGCGTCATTTGGCCTGTGTGTAGTCGCGGCTGGTTGTTTTCGCGTAGCCGAAAGGTGGAGATAATGGATGCCGCGATGGCGATGTTGTTGTTCACGGCAGGATTTGCGTTCTGTATGTTTATAAATTGGCTCAGGAAGTGAAGTAGAGTGGGGGTAGGATCGGAAGCGCTGCGTAAAGCTGCGGAAGTCATTGAAGAACGCGGCGCGGAGTACGGTGACGCTAGTACTAACACGCAGCGTATAGCTGATATGTGGTCTGTTATTTTAAAGACGGAAGTGGCAGCTGAAAACGTGGTACTTTGTATGATTGCTGTTAAGATATCTCGGCTAATAGAGAGTCCCAAGCACGAGGATAGCGCGGTAGACATAGCGGGCTACGCCGCAGTGCTACGAGAGTGCCAGGAGAAATAGATGTCGTCGTCGTCGTGGTCTTACAGCAGTATAAAACTCTTCGATCAATGCCCGAAGAAGTACCAACACCTACGAGTACTCAAGGACGTAAAGCAAGATGAGGGTGGGCACCTAGTTTATGGCAACGAGGTCCATAAGGCTGCAGAAGAGTACGTTAA